TTGCCTCCTTTTAATGTTTCAGTAATAATATTGTTATGCTCAACTTCTGCTAAAAGACGAGCTTCTTCTTCTGCCGCCATTTGCGCATTTTCAGATTCCAATTGATTACAAAGATCTTGAAACATTGTTTCAACTTCTGCATCAGAAAGCTCTGAGAATTTTACCCATCTGGGACGAATACCATGCATATCTTTATATAGATCCCAGTAGTTACATTCGTTCATGTAACGATCAAATTGTGATGGGGTTTCAACTCCCATTTCTGCCCAATGATCCATATCAGTGTGATACTCTGACGCCCAACGACCAGGTTCCTCTGTCATCCACTGTTGTGCCTTGGCATTCAAGTCTTCTATGTGTTGTTCTAAAGTTTTCATATTTTTTTTATTTATTGTTGTTATCTTGATTATGTATATATTATATCATAAAGCGCAATAAAAGTACACTACTATACTGTATTGATATTCAATAACTTAGAAAAACATTTATAAAAACCTTTAAAAATTTAACTTTTTTTAAGAACTTAAAACATAATCAATTGCTCTTGCTGCTTCAACTTCATATGGTCTATTACCATATCTTGTTTTTTGTATACTACCTGTTGCTGAATCAATTTCTTCACATAATATAGCAATTTCTGTAGGTGTTATAGGATAACCGGCCTTAATGGCAGAATTAGCAATACCAGACATTATTTTGTACATTGCCGCATACCATCCAGTTTCAGAAATAACCTGATATTCAACTAACCATTTTTTGTAAACAAACGGACAGTCTTCGTAAGAAGACCACGAAATATCGTCATTAATAAGTTTAGTTTCGCGATATTCTTTCATCTTGGCTTTTATTTTTTCCGAAAAGTTAGAACCGAAACTAGATTTGAATGTTTCTACGTAATCATGTTTTTGCATCATTTCTTGCGGATTTATTATATCACCTTTATTAGTAAAAATAAAATTAAATGCTCCTTTATATTTGGCAGGAACATAATACATTCTACTTAAATCTTTGCATTGGTGATCTCCGACAGAATTAAATTCAGTATTTAACGCATACCAGAAATGTCTAATATTTTCTGTCTTTACATCAAATTGTAGAGGGAAAACTAATCTAAACCTCGGATGCTCTTTTGTAGACGACGCAGAAGAATAACAAACATAATAATAATTTTTAAATGGCGCTATAGCATCATCAGCAGAACCTTCATAATCATCTACATCTAATGCTGCCCACTTTGCCCATTTTATTACATTTGCATTCGCCCTCGTCGTATTTTCATTATATATTGCAGGAGAAAATAAAGGAGTTGCAATCTTTTTATCAATATATTCGCCTTTTTTTGGTTTATAACCTGGTATCTCTGAAATTTTATACAAAAAAGATTCAAAAGACTCCCATGATTTAAATTCTTTTTTCTTTTGCGTAGTATTATCAAAGATACTGCTAAATATTGTAAAAGATTGCATTAAGATATTTCCGTAAATTTACCGTGATTGTCTTTATGACATGGGGCTTCCCAACCATTTGGTTTTACAAGGTCTGGAAGTCCATAAGGATTAGGTCTTTCTTTTTTTACTCCAACTTTTTTATTCATATTAGCATTTAATACTTGTAACCACGCTTTCTTAAAATCTACATCATACAAATCAAGAGTTCCTACGGCTACTACGACTATATCAATTAGCCCATCGACAACTTCTTCTGCATCTTTTTCATTTAATGCTTTAGTAGTTTCGTTTAATTCTTCTTGAATAAACTGCAATCTAAATTCTAAGAATTCTTTTAGCAAATCTTTTGACAAATTACCCATGGCATTTTTTGCACCATAAAAATTATGCATCATGTGCATATCTTCAGCCACGTCTCCGTGTCTAACTTGTTTCCCATTCATTGCTTCCCATCTTAGTTCTGCTATTTCTTTTTTTATATCTTTCATATCTTATTATTATTTTTATTTTTATCCGAAAAATGAATTTAACGATGCCTTCTTTTCTACGTCCCAACCGATTGCATCTAAAATATGTTTAATTGCATCTACAAATGTTTTTTGAAACATTAGGTTCTTATCTACATATTTTTCTAATTTAAATTGCTTGGGCATATATCTTGAAAAACCTATAATGTTTTGATTCTTAACTGGGTTAGGTGCCTTCAAATGAATGAATTTCATTTTATCGCCATTATCAATTTTTTTCACCTCATTTGCCATGTCTAATTCATCTATAAACCAATTGTGCACTATTGCGGCTCTGGAATTTATTGGTGTTCCTTTAATAAACCAATCTTTTTTCGTGTATTTTTTAACGTTAGAAACTGAACGAGGAAACGCTATTTCATGAGGTGATAATTTTATGAATTCTTTTTTGACGTCTTTGATAAACTGCTGAGTTTCAGTTTCCGACTTATTAAGAATCACTTTAAAAGACTCTTTGAGTTTCTCTCTGCAAAATTGTGGTGTAGAAGATTTTACTGCCGCAATACCTTTCATTTTTATTTGAGGTTTATCATACCACGTTTTGTCTTTTACTAATACAGATAAAATATAATTCTTACCCGCAACCCATATTGCAGAATCACAGATCAACTCCATATCCATCTTAAGTGTTCTATCAAAGGCATTTGTTTTCTCTGAAAATTTATTGTAACCTTTAGCCAAAGCAGGATCTACAACTTTTTTAGCAAATTCATTTAAAAACTTTACTGGGTCTTTTGGTTTATACTTTTCAATTACTTTTTCAGCATTTAAATAACACGAATCAGTATCTGTGTAAATACTAAATTGTTCAATATTTTTTAATCCTAAAAAGTTAGAAACCGTTTCGTCAATGATTCGAGCAGAATATTTCACAATTGCTTGACCAGTCATAGTAATTGCAGACGCTAGATCATAATCGTAATATCTAAAATATTTGTTACAAAATGCTCCATACCCAGAATTCATTAGTGTTTTGATTGCTAACTGAGATGTTTCGCAATTTGCAATAATTTTTTCAAAGCGTTTATCTTTAGTTTTTTCATATTCAGCCTCAGAGTCCATTTGTTGGTTTTTGATTTCAATACGTTCTTCGTATAATCCATCTAGCAACTCAGGGAAAATACCTTGTTTATCTCTTCTATAACAGACACCATTTGCTGGAAAAGTTACATCATCTAGTATTTCATAATCGTGTTCTCCATTCATGAAATTGACAATTGTATCTTGGTTGACACCTGGTATTTTAATCTTAGTTTTAGTATCAAATGATAAGTTATATTGTCTTGCAACAGAAGGATATAGTGAACTTAAATCAAAGCACATAATCCATTTATATTTACCAGGAACTGGCTCAGAAACAAAACCGCCAGGTACCTTTCTATCATCATTTGAATTATTTTCCCCAGGTTGAGGTATGCAAATATTTTTTCTAGCTAAGTGGCGAAATATTAAAGAATCCCACATTGCAGTAGTACCTAAGCAATCTGAAAAATTAACGCCGGTTTTATATGCCATCATTGTAACTAAATTAAGCAAACCCAACTTGTCTTCAAACCTTTGAATTAACTCTACGTCTTTGATGTTATAAGTCATATATTTTTGAAAATCAGTACGATATAATTCTTCAAGATTTTCAACTTCAGAATAATCAATTTTCTTTTCACCTAAAACAACAGACGCAACATGATCTAAAGCATAAGACTCCTGTTGCCCATATGTAAGCAAACAGAACTTCTTGAATAAATCCATGTAGTCAATAGAAGAAATACCTTCAAGCTCAAAAAACACAATACGAGAACCTTTAATAAATGTTTCTCTTTTATTAATAATACCCCAAGGGCTTAATTTTTTAGCAATATTTTCTCCGCATACATGAGAAATGCGACCCACTATATATGGGACATCAAACGCGTTAGAATTCCAACCGGTAATAATATCAGGATATTCTGATGCAAAAAATTCTACAAACGCCATAAGCATTTGTTTTTCAGTATTATATTCGTGATATTCTACATTTAAATCTGGTATACGTGAATCTTTTAATTTGTAATTCTTTATCCCAAACGCATGATATGTGTTAGACTTACTTGACTTATAAGATAAAGTATAAATCGCATTTAATGGGTTTTCTGAGTCTGGAAACTTTCTGTCACCTAGGTCTGTATAAAAAGATGTTTCAATATCAATATTGCCTATGTCAATTGTTTCACGCTTGAAATCTATTTCTTTAGGGAATAAATGTTGAATTAATGCAGGAATATGTCTAGTATTACCCCATATCTCGTAATCTTTTACGCCCTTATACGTCTGTTGAAATTCCCTTAAAGCAGACATTGATTCAAATTGCAGTGGCTCGAGTGCAAGCCCATCTGGACTTTTGAATTTTGTATCAGTACGTTTAGATTTTAGATAAACCGTAGGTTTGTATTTGATTTTTTCAAATATCTGTTTTCCGTTCTCGTCATATCCTCTATAATATAACATATTTCTATTACGAAGAACATTAGTATAAAAACCATTTTTCAATTTTAACATAATACTAATTATAACAAATTATTAGACCTTTGTAAATAAAAAAAAAGAATAGATTTTACTCTATTCTTTTTTAAGACAATCATTTATAGACATTTTTTAATGTCATAATATACAATTTAATTATCCACAGATAAGTGATTTATTTTCAAATCCAATATCATATGTTTTAGGTTTCTTTTCTTCGGGTATATTTTTCCTCAGCCCAATAATCAACAGCCCATTTTGCATATCAACTTTAGCTATATCAATATATTGCCCTAAGGTGAATTCCTTATTGAATTTACGAGAACTAATTCCTTTTCTTACGTAATCAATATGGGTATCGTAAGACGAATTATCTCCTGTAATAATAAGCGTATTTTGATCTTTCTTTACGCTAATTTGTTCTGGCGCATATCCTGCAACGGCCATTTCAAGAATCGAATTTTCATCGTCCTTTTGAATAAGGTTCCAGTGAGGGTAACCTTGTGCGTTTATATCTCTAAGAGGTGTTCCGAAAAACGCCTCTAGTAATCTTACATCTTGTTCATTCATAGTACTATTCTTCTATTAGACAGTTATAGTTTAGTTATATTCGCCGACCCATAAGGCATCGACAAAATTATTTATTAGGTTTTTCCAATTGAATACTTAGACCTAAGATTCCAATTGTCCTTTTTAGAAAACGCTAATATTTTTATATTTTTTAATGATGTTCTAGGTTTAGTTTTATTCAAATTTACTATTTCTAATAAACCCCAGTCGGATAGTAAAATTCCAATAGTGTTTCTTCTTGCGATATCTTCGTTTGACAGATTCGTTAGTTTACCATCCAATTCCAACATTTCTTTAAAATGCGTAATATAATATTTGCCTTTTTTATGTAAAATATGACAAGATTGATAAAGAGTCTGTACTTCTTTTTTAGACTCAATTCCAATTCTCGTAAGTGTTTCTTTAATTTTTAGAAAATCATCAGGAGAATTTAAGTTAATCTCTAATAAAAGTTCAGGTGTCCATTTTATAATATTTGTTTCGCTCATCTAATAATATTATTTATCATACAAAAAATCTGCCCAATGCAAGTAAATTAGATGTATTTTTAAAATATATCGCTTCAATTTGTTTGCATTGTTTTTTTGATCCCGGTGCTATAGTATTATTAATTATAGTCATTTTATGGCAATTAAAACCGTTAAGATTCTTGATAATTTCTTCGTCATATATATCGGTATAGATAACCGAGCCATCATAAGAATTAATATAATCGAAAAACGTTTCCAAATTTAAGCTATTATTAGCATAAACTTTTCCCATTGTAATATATGGCGGGTCTACGAATAATAATTGGTTTTTCGTAGTGTTTACGTCTTCGAAACTTAAGTTGCTTAATTCTACTAGACTTAAACGGTCTTGGATTTTTTTCAATTCCTGCTCAGTAAATCTTTTACTTTTTCTGTCTCCAAAACCTTGATTGAACCCACTTGGTCCAAATCTGACGAGAGAATTAATACATTCACCTGATAAAAGTAAATAAGAAAAATTACCTACATGATCGTATCGGTCTTTAAAATATGAAGAATTTACATGATTTCTATATGCATAATATTCTTCTTTACTCAATCTACCGTCTTTAGATATAAATGAATTTAGTATATTTAGCGCGGCACAGTAATCAGACCATGCGCCGTTTTTTAACGTATACATAAGACGGAAAATATTGGGATTCAATTCATTATAAAATGCTTTGTTCTTTACATTTAAACTAACAAACCCTGAACCGCCGAATAATTCATATACTTCAACGTCTTGTGGAATGAACATTTTGATTAGCTCAAAATGTCGAGCTTTAGAACCCGGATATCTAAAGGATTTTATCATTTCTTTCGCACCCCGCCTTTATTAACAAATGTCTTCAGTTCTTTAATATCTTCTTCGTTTAAAATGTCTATAACCTGTTCTGCCTTTCTTGTAGAATAACCATAAACCTCTTTTAATAAATTTACAATATCAGATGGCTTCTGTTTTTTATTCCATTTACTAAATCTTTTGCGAGGATTCAATGCGTTTCTAAAAAAATCATATTGCATTTTTGGTTCAAGGTGATAATTTTTATCTATTTCAGCAGCGAAAAAAACAGTATCTTCAAAATAAGACAAACCGCGATTTACCATAAACGCAGGATAATTTTTGTCAGCAGATTCAAGATTATTCGCTTCTTTATATGCTGAACAATCTTTTAAAAGGTTTGGACCTTTACGACCCATGCTTACATTTTTTATAATTTCAAAAGGATTCATTTCCATTCTACATCTCGCATCAATTCAGTCAAACAAGCAGTCATACAAATTTCAGGATCGGCCATAAATGCAGATTTATATTCCCATTCGGCTAATATTAGAACGGCCTCAGGGACCGTTTTTGGATCAGCGAAGGTAGACAGAGAATCATATATACGTTTGAAAATTGTATTTGCATCGTAATCAGCATTAGCCGAAACCCAAGATCTCATTTTTTTGAATTCTTTAGTTTTTAAATATCCAATAAGAGATTTTAAAGAATCGTCTTTTACACTGACTAATGCCTCTAAAGATAATTCGCCTGAGTTTGAATATCTTTGACATTCATTTACTATTCTACGCCAATCTGGTGCATGTTTTATAATAATTTCAGCAATAGTTTTATCCAGATATTTTACGTTTTCTGCGTCTAAGATAAACTTAAGTCTTTTCATGAATTGACTAGATAATTCAGCCAATACCTTTTTATTCGCACTAAACTCTATCACTGAACATCGCGAATGAATGGGTTCAATAATACGATTTTTATAATTACACGTAATAATAAATCTGCAATTACTAGAGAATTCTTCTATAAAACCCCTTAATGCAGTTTGAAAATTAGCAGTAGCATAATCAAACTCGTCTAAAATAACAACTTTATACCCACCAGACAAAGAATAAGAAGATGCAAATTGCCGAATCTTGTTACGCAATGTATCAATTCCTGTATTTTCTGAACAATTGACAAATAACTTATCAAGCTGCAATTGACAACAAATTGCATTTACAGAAGAACCTTTTCCAGAACCTGGAGGTCCAGCGAACATCATATTGGGTAATTTACCAGACTTGATTATCTGACTGAACACCGCTTTTGTTTCTTTTGGCAAAATACAGTCATCTATATTGCTTGGACGATATTTTTCACACCAGACTAAATTGTCAATTTTTCTCATAATATAAATATTTTTTCGATAAAGAAGCAGGGAGGACTTTCACCTCCCCAGTTTTTTGTTAGGTATTACTCGAAAGAAGAAGTTTCTTCTAGCGCAATCCAATAAGTCAACTTTGAATTTACATGTGACCATTCAGAGATTAATTGCTCAGAAACCTTTACAACATAATCTCCTTTTACTACCTTCAGATTAGAAATAAGAAATCTGCAATCTGCTTTAACTGATTCTTCGCATTCTCCCACATCTAATGAAAATACATTTGCAGAAGAACTATCTTGATCTATAACTTCTACACAAACATTACCATCTTCTGCCTTGATTGACATTACTGAATGACCCAATGTGGCTGCTGCCTTACGAACTTTGTTCAGAGTCTTTTCTGAAATAGTAAGCTCGACATCTGCATCAGGCATCTGTAGATCTTTGGTAGGTGTCGTTAACAGCTCGACATCCGCAGAATGATATTTTACTGCAGTGTCATCATTGCTCATTGCGGCAGTCTTTTCTGTCAATTTCACTTCAGCATTTTCCACTAACTTTACTGCACCTAAAAATTCATTCAAGTCGTAAATTCCAAATTGGCAAGGGAAGTTTTCTGTAACTTCGGCTTTAGCCATAATGTTATTAGCCTCTGAAATAGTCTTAATGGTATTACCCGCGTTAAGGACTAGATTCGAGTTAATTGCGGCAAAGTTTGCCAATTTATCAATTGTATCGTTACTTAGTTTCATATATATATTTTTTAGTTTTTGTTAGAAAAGAATTTATATTGTAATATCTTCTTTTGTTAATTCATTTTCGAGAAGAAACATGATGCAACAAGCTGCATGAGCATAATGAGATTTACCCGACTCAGGATCATTTCTTTCGCCCTTTTTAATTGCCCACATATGTCGCATACATGCATCAAAATATCTTTCTTCTAGGTTATCTAATTTTTTCCAATTATCTGGCGAATATTTCTTTGCACCAAATGTAAGAATTTCAGTAGTCGCCTCTAACGCATGAGGCGGAAATAAACCAAATCTTGGTTTATCAGAATCGTATTTTATTCCATTTTCTGATGTTTTATTTTTCATAATGTTTATTATATCAAATTTTGTGACTGTTGTAAATAAAAAAAAATCGGACTAGAGGGAAACAACAATCAAGTAATCAACAACAAAAACCCTCTAGTCCGATAAAATATTAAGCGTTATCCCGAGGAAGATTCTGAGTATTTTCCTGTTCAGTTTCGACTGCTGGTAGAGGATTAGTTTCAATCATTTTATAGAGCTCTAAAAATGCATCTCTTGTTTCTTCGTCAAAACGAGAAATACAAAGTTGAATTGCCTTCATGCGATCATTGAAGATTGAAAATGTTTTGATAATTCCGCAGATTCTTCTAGTTGAAATTACATCTTCGCAACCTTCTTCTTCAAATGTTTTACGAATAGTGCTTGCCCAAGAAACTAAAGTTTGCATAAATTCTGGCTCATTCACTCCAAATTTTTCAGCATGGCTGTTGACGATTTTTTGTTCAACCGTCAAAGATGGGAAAGGCTGATCTATAGTAATCGCGAATCTTTCAAGGAATGCGTCGTCGATAATTGTCGCAGCAGAATAACGTCCATCATCGGAACCTCTGCCCTTAGTGTTTGCTGTAGCAATTACATTGAAACCTTCAAGGGGTGCTACCACCTCACCGGTTTTCTTAATCATAACTGGCTTACCTTCCAATACAGATTGAATACACATAACTTTGTTTGTGCCTCTGTCGAGTTCATCCAAAAGAAGAACAGAACCATTTCTCATTGCCTTAATTACTGGGCCTTCGCGAAAAGTGGTTTCTCCGTCGATAAGTGACCAACCACCAAGCAAATCATCCTCGTCAGTTTCTGGGCTGATTTGAACTCTGATATACTCACGTTTTAATTTTGCACACGCTTGTTCTACAAAAAGGGTCTTTCCATTTCCAGACATACCTGCGATATAAACTGGAAAGAACATTCCAGATTTCAATATTTTTTCAACATCATAGTAATTACCCCAAGGAATAAAACTGGCATCACGTTCTGGAATATATGTATCTTGATTTCTTACTGAAGAAATAGTAGATAAATTCATTTCGGTTTCTGTTGTCTTTGGCATGGGCTGTTGTTTTGGTGTCGGTGTTACTTGTTGAATTTTGCCACCCTTAGTAAATGGTGAATAATTAGATAAATCGTATAAACCTCTACCGACTCTGCGAGAATCGCTTGCTAATTCGTTTCCAATTTGTTGCCAGGGAAGATTATACTTTTCATGTGCAATTCTAGCAATAGTTGATCTTTTTACATTTGTTGCACTGGAGGACTCATTGATTATTTCTTCTACGATTGTTGTAATATTCATTTTATTTTTTGTTGTTGTTGTTATCTTGATTATGTATATATTATATCATTTCTGCGACAAAAAGTAAAGAACTACTTTATTTTTTTTAATTATTAATTATCAATACCTTATGCAATTTTGTTTGTTAAAAGATTTACAAAAATTCTTTTTTTCTTTTTTTCTGAATTAAACTTTGAAAAATGTCTTGCTAATTTGTTCTGTGCACCTTTCTTATTCATGTCAAGCTTAGTGGTATCAAATTCGAACTCTTGATCTTCATTTGTGTTATTTTCAGTTGGCAAGACAAAAAATGTATCATATCCAAACTCATTATCTGCAGAAATTACTCCATTCTTTTTTAGTTCTGCCTTATAATCTGAAGTTTTAACGCTTGCCATCTTTGCAATTTTGCGTTGTAAGTCTCTTTTATGATTCGGTAGAAAGAAACCAATCACGTTATTATTAGGAATCATATTGCTGAGTTCTTTAGTCAACATCATAGCAATATCTAATGTACATCCACTAAAATCAATATACTTATTTTTTAATTTTAGTTTTGCTTTGTTTCTTAAAAAAGTACTTTTGCCTTCAGAAGTTAAAGCTCTCATCATATTAGGTTCGCCATCTGAAAGTATCATAGTAGTAAGTTTTTGAATATTATTAGCAGAAACAAATTCTTCTAAAATATCTACGGCATACAATAACGTTTCTATTGTAGGTGTACCACCCATTCTGTCATATTCAGAAAGTCCAGAAAAATACTTGTTGTTGGCATTAATATACAAATAAAATAAAGTTTCTTTAAATTCTTTTTCATTCATATTACTGTCTAACTGCTTTATAATAGTTAAATCTCTTACGTCAATAGTATTTCCTATTGCTAAAGATTTATCGTCTGAAAGAGATGTAAATGTATAAACTTCAAAAGGTATTTTCGCCTTTCTGCAAAAAATAGTAAGATAAGACAATTGCGTTATCATATCTCCTGCTTGATAATTCATTGAGCCAGACCAATCCAAAAAGAAAACTAAACCATGATTTTTACCATCTGCATTAACGCTAATACTTTTAAAAAGTTGATCATCGAATTTAAACTTATGTAATTTGTTTACGTCAATATTACCTGTTTTGGCAACAGAAGATCTTGAATATTCCCAAGCGCTCTTTTTTCTTTCAAATTCGCGCCAAATCTGAATTGCCACTTTTTCTTTTTCTTTCATCCATTCAGCAAATTTAGCTTTATTACCACAATATTCACTGAACATTTTTTCACTTATATATTCTGATTCAGTAGACCGTTCAAACATATTTTCGTATTCTTTTGTACGTTCAGCCCTTAAGTCTTTCCATGTTTTTATTGTCTTTTTAAACTTTTTAAAAGGAATTTTATTTAGGTAAGAAGTATTATCGTCAAGGACCGTATTTTCTTTTAATGATTCATTAAATGAATCAGTGGTTTCTGGTTCTTTTACTTCTTCACCATCACCATCTGTCTCAGTGTTATTCATTCTTTCTTGTTCTTGGCCAGATGATTCTTGTTCTTCTTGGCCAGATTCTTCTTGTTCTTGTTCTTGGCCAGAT